CGCGGGCACTAGAGGTGACATCCTGTCGTCTCGCTGACTTAGTCAGTGCTATCTTAATGAGGTACAATCATGCCAACCTGGGAATACAACAAAGGCTTCGGAGACAACTCACCAAATTACTTCACAAGTAAGTTGTTGGGTGCTCCCTTGCCGATGAACTTCTACCATCGAGCTGCGTGGACTTCCACGCATTTCGAATCGGAAGGAGGTTATCCCAGGCCTACACACTGGGCTTTCCCGGTGTATAGTGATGATCTTGCTTACAACAAAGCTGTCAATCGTTTCTACGATGCGGCGAAAAGGTCGAATTTCTCTGCGGCCATCACCATTGGTGAAGCCCCTAAGACGTTCGAGCTGATCGCTGACACCGCGTTACGGTTCGTTAAGCTTTATAGAGGAATCCGAAAGGGTTCCTTCGAAAACATTCGCGACGCACTTGGGTTTGGTATTAACCAGTCCTATGCACGTCGGCTGAATAAAATCGGTAAGCGAGGTTTAAGTGCCTCATCGGTACGTAACCAGACTGCCAATGCCGCTGATCTCTTCTTAGAGATCAAGTACGGTTGGCGCCCTCTGCTTCAAGACATTCAGAATCTTACCGAAGCCCTACAACTTAAGTGGGATGAGGATGATTCAGATATTTTGATCAGAGGATCTGGTACAGCTGAAGGTTCCGGCTCAGTTTATAACTGGGAAGGAACATATAAAAACAGGTCAAAAATAACGGCCTACTTCAGAGTGTTCAATCAAGGATCTAGGAACATCGACTCTTTTGGTCTTGCTGACCTTGGAGGCGTTGCTTGGGAGTTAATCCCATTTTCCTTCGTCGTTGATTGGTTCGTGCCTGTCGGTGATTGGATCGGTGCACAGACGGCCCTCACGGGCCTTCAGTGGGTGAAAGGATGTCAATCCGGTTCCACCTACCAAGTGTCCGAGTTGGTTGATGATGTTTGGGGGAACAGATACAACATGAAGTTGGATCAATCTCCCTACATCTACTTCCAGCATGGGCGCGGGGTACTTTCCGGTCCACCATCGACGATACCTATTCTTAAAAGCAAGGACTTTCGCAGTCTTTTCAATTTTGATAAGGTATTAACTAGTTTGGCACTTCTCAACTCAGTCTTTCGCGGGAAGAAATCCCGTTGGAGCTAAGTTGTCGTGCCCGAGCATTTTGCTCACACCTGGCAATTACGCCATTCCCCTTAAAGGAGAAACAGTATGAGTGCTGTAACCACTCTTGATGTCGTCAGCTCATCCAGCGCAGGGAAAATCCTTACGCCGGTTTACGTAGACAGCGACAAAGTGCAGTACGCCGACCTTACGGAAGGTAACCTGCCTAGTCGCATGTCCGCTGAGCTGTCAATTCGCCGTGCATTGAAGCCTGGCGAGAACTACAAGGCTACGCTGAAGGTCTTTCAACCGACGGGCAGCTTGCAGACCGACCCTGTGACTGGCGCTACTTCACAACCGTTCATCACTACTACGGTGCAGATGATTCTGCCCCAAAGCAGCACGAGTGCGGAACGTGATATCGCCATTCGAAACCTGGCAGGACTCAGATTCAAGAACGATGGCACGACGGTTGAACCCGACGTACAATCGCTCATCAAGGATCTGGCCCTGCCGTACTAGCATGGTTATTCGGCGGCCCACATATGTGGGTCGTCTCGTTGCCATGTTTTGTAAGGTTTTACGACTAATCGTCAATTTCAACTGGCGTTTTAAGCGCTAGTCAACGACGACGTCATACAGGAGACATAAATGAAACAGAGTGATCTTGCATCCATTGTATGTGGCTTTACAACCACACTGAGTTCTTTCAGTTATGAAAGAGCTCTGTCAGCCACTTTGCCTTTGTTCGAAGCTTCGAATACCGGGGTTGCGTTAGGCCTCTTCCTTCGCTTGAAATACTCGCCATGCGAGTACCTTTCAGCTAGGGTCGATCCTCTTCACTACTCCGATGCACTTTCCTTTAAACGGGATTATGCATGTTCGAAACTTTTCTCGAAAGCAGAGTTCCTTCCTACTGGGATTGACACCCTTAAGGAGGCTGAACGTTCGTTTATTGCAGCTGAAAAGCAGTGCCTCGAAACGAATGACAGGATTTGGAACCGACTTCTCGTTCGCGAGAGCGCTGTAAGTAATGTATCTCACATTGCTACGCGAAAAATAAGGTCGATTTTAGGTCCTGTTCCGTCCCTCGAGAAACTGTCCTTCAGGTTTGGGCCCGGAAACAACGTAGACTTGTCGAAAAGAACTTCCATATTTGACAAGGTCAATGCTGTTCCAACGGTGACGAGTGAGTTGCTGTCTGCTTTTCCTACACCCCTTAACGTCTCTCCCGTCTGGGAGAATACGCGAATGGGTCTGGAAGAACCCACATTACGGTATAGCTCTTTGGAGCATAACTGTCGTGTGGTAGACGGTAGCAAACTCGGATTCGTTCCGAAAAATGCAAAAACCGATCGTGCTATTTGTACCGAACCTCTCGTTAACTCTGTTTATCAGAATGCGATTGGCAGGTATATGGCACGAAAGCTCCTCCGTACAGGTTGCAACCTCCGTGATCAAACACGGAATCAGCGACTTGCTCGGGAGGGCTCCCTTACCGGGAGCCTTGCGACGATCGATCTGAGCGCGGCCAGCGATTCTATATCGCTAGCTACGGTCTTTGATCTATTGCCGCTAGAGTGGTTTGAGCTACTCGATAATGTACGTAGCCATCGATACACCTATGAGGGTCGGACTTATGAATTTAATAAGTTCAGCTCCATGGGTAACGGGTTCACGTTTCCGCTCGAAAGTTTGATTTTTCTTGCGTTAGCGCGAGCCGTCTGCGAACATCTCGGCCTCCCAGAGTGGGAGGCTTGGGATGTTAGCGTCTACGGCGACGACATCATCGTTCCCGTCCAAGCGGTGCCTCTCTTAGAGAAGGTATTCGCCCATTACGGGTTCACGATAAATCGAGATAAGTCCTTTTCAAGTGGCCCCTTCAGGGAGTCATGCGGGAAAGACTACTTTTCAGGCACATACGTCCGACCTATGTTTATCAAAGAGCCATTTTCGATGGCGACCTTGATTTCATACGCGAATTTCCTTTACGATGATGATTACTACTTCGATCATCCGTTTAGGCTATTGCGATCGTCACTCCTAAAAGACTTACCAAGTGCCGTAAGAAAGCACTTAGTTGGTCCTAAAGGTTTTGGCGATGGTCACATTCACGTTCCGTTCAGTGCCCGATCCCTTAAGATCGGTTATCATGCGAAACGTAAACGTGGTTGGGAAGGCTCGCCGTATTATACGGTACAGGCTATTCCTATCAACCGACGCGTAACGGGTACAGGTGTTTATGCATCCGCGCTCTACTCAGTCGACAGCAGAGATGATATCTCTGACTGGCGCTTTGTTTTGCGTCAACTTTTGAATTCCGGCTCGAAAGAGTCGGCTTCATTAGATGGGTACATGAACGCCATCACCCGAGATCGCGTGACGTACGTG